GCTTGAGATCTAAGTTGTAAGTCAACTTCAGGTATTGCTAATGAATCAGTAGTAGCATCACCACCAGTATCTTCAAAGTCACCTCTAACAGCTTCTGTAGGTTGCTGACTATAAAGTATTGAACCACTAGCAAATATCGGAGCTGTTTCTCCTGCAGTAGCTGCAGCAGCACCAGAAACAATAAATGAAATTGATGTTTCAGCATCATTTACTGATGTAAACTGAGGTAATACCCAAGCATTACCACCATATGAAGCTGATATGTTAAATGAACGGGCTGCTTTAAGATCAGGTCTTGTCATTGTAGATGTTAAGAATGTTACTTTAACTAGATTAGTTATTGAAGCAGAATATTCTTGGTTAAAGTTAATATCCTTATAGCTAACTGAACCACTTAAAAAATCGGTAGCTGATGCAGCACCACCCACATTACCACAATTAGTTCCGGCTTGACTATTAACAGAATAATCGTACCTACCTTGACCATAAAGACCACCAACACCATAAGGTGCAGATGAACCGGATGGAGAGTTAGGACCAGATTTACCTTGTAATGAATCTACATCACCACCAGGAACAGTTGCTTGATTATTTGTACCAAAACCTTCAGCTTGTGTACCCTGTGTTGTCTTACCATACTTAAAGTCAAGGTAAAATACCAGACCAGAAGGTAAATTCATTGGTTGAACAGACACAAATTCTTGTGCAGCTAATTCACCAAATATTCGTCTTACCAATGGTAAAGCAACACCTGACCATTCTTCTGAACTGGCACCAGCTGACGCACCTGCTGCACGACCACCAACACCACTATTTTCTGAAATAAGCTGACGAGCTTGGTTTTCCAACATCGTAGCCATTCCACTTTTTTGAAAGTCATCATTCAAACCATCCAAAAGACCTGTTTTATCCCATTTTCCAACGAGAGCTTTAGATTCTTCGGCTTGTTTTTTGTGAGGACTTGCTCCTAAAAGAGCATCGTTTATATAATCACTCATGATTATTTTCTCCTAATTATAGTAATCCAGCAAGTTTCTTAAATCTATTAGCAACTTGACTTTCTTCAGTAATCACTTTCTTTGATTCTTTAGTAGGTTTTGTTGAACTAACAGGTTTACTTGCGGATTCGTTAATGTTTTTATGTCTACGTGTAATTGTACCATTATCAGATAACTGTTCTGCAAGAGTTGAATAAACAAGTTTAATCTCTCTTGTAGTCTGTGCTCTATCAAATGTTTCAACTACCTTTAATTTTTGATTGTTATCCAGAGCGAACTCTTTAAACAATTTGTTTGTAAATAGAAGTTTAGCATTCAAGATGTTTACCTCATGAAGTTTATCTTTCAAGAAATGAACAGCTTCTTTATATTCATCAAGTTCAGATTGAAGTGGATTAATAGCTTCTTCAACTTCCTCTTCCTCTTCATCTTCATCTTCATCTTCTTCAAATAAAGATTTATCAATTTCAAACTCTTCTTCTTCATTGACTTCTTTTTCTTCAGAAACTTCTTTTTCTTCAGAAACTTCTTTTTCTTCTTCTTCAGCTTCAACTACAGTTTCTTCATTAGAAATTTCGTCATCTTCAGAAAGTTCATTTTCGAGTTCTTTGATGATAGCTTCAAGATCAAGTTCATCTTCTTCAGTAACTTCATCTTCTTCAGTAACTTCATCTTCTTCAGTAACTACTGGAGCATATTTAACACCATTGATTTCAATGACACCTTCTTCTTCCATATCAACTTCATCTTCAGGTTCATCTTCCTCTTCATACCCATCTTCTTCAACTGATTCTTCATCTTCCATATCATCATGGTATTCAACTTCCATCTCTGCTTCTTCCTCTTCTTCATCTTCAACAGGAACTTCATCTTCAAATTCCTCATCATCTTCACGAAGTTTGGCAGATAACATTGATTGTAGGTGAGGTGTGAATGCCTCTTCTAACGCCATCTTCGCATTTGCTAGTGCTGTTTCACGAACTGCCTTTGCATCTGCTATGGCTTCTTTCAAAATATCACTCATGATATTTCTCCTCATATTATATTTTAGGAATAAGTTTATTAGGAAACTTAATAAGTTTATGTGAAATGTTTAGACACCACAAATTCACTTAAAGTGGTGTATTTATAATTCTATGTATATAAATATATGACAGTTAAAGAAAAACTTTAAATTAATTTAATAATGTCTATTATTTTCTTTAATTTGTTTATATTTTTGTCGTGATTTTGCCAGATTTTTCTTTCTTCTCTTAATTTCTGATGGTTTTTTGAAATATGATCTCTCTTTTAACTCAACTAACATACCACTATCTTTTATCTTTTGTTTCATCTTCTTTAATGCTAATTCAACATTATTATTTATAACATTTATCCGTATCACCATATTAACCTCTTATTTTATAATCCATGTATTCTAACTCGTTTCTGTAACAACATTTCTAATACTTTATTTTCATATTTTTTATCCAATTCTAATACAAATGTAGCACCTTTACCCACACCAAAATCATAATCTTTACCTGACTTTAATTTTAATTTCTTTAATATAGTCATCACAATTTTCTTGTCTGAATCTGGAATTTGCCATTGAACCATTTTAGCTTCCATTAAATCTTTGATTGTTTCTCTAACAATTTGTCTAACTTTTTCTTCAACAGCTTCATTCCGTTTCATTGATTCCAAGAATTTCTTTGCCATATATCGTTCTTTTTTGTATTCTGCTTTAACCCATTTCTTTCTCATTGTTTCGGGCATTGTATCAAAATCCTCTGATAAAGAATTATTAACAAACCAAGCAATTCTTCTAGCATCAGCATGAACAAGTTTTCTATACCTGTTTTCTTCTAATGTTTTTAAGAATCGTTTTATTTCTTTGATTGTTACTTTTTTCATTTTAATTCTCATTCCAAAGAGGTTCATTAGGACCAGTATATGGAGTAGTCATCACAAAACTCTTTGAACCATCATCATATGTAATTTGAATCCGAAAGTCTTGATTACCACCATCCACACCAAAAAAAGTTTTATCATAATCAGCTTTAACTTCTTTGGGGTTTACCCATTCAGCTAAAGTTATTTTACCTGCCTTTTTTTCATCATTATCCCATACTCTTTTTCCAATCAATTTCTTTACATTTTTTAATGCTTGAGCGTTGGCTTTATTAATAGCACTTACTTTAAGTATTGCGTTTTTCCTTTGAACATCATCCCAAACTTTTCTAAAAGACTTACCTTTGGCTTCGTTCAATCGTTGAACTTCTTCTTTAATAATTTGTTTTAATCTTTGTTTTGTAAGTTTCATTTTAATTCTCCAATTATTTTTTTTCTTCATATTCTGATAACGCCTGCCACATCTCAGCAAAAGCTCTAATACCATGAACAGATAATCTCTTCCAATTACCTTTTTTCGCATTCTTAACTAAATCTAATGACATCTTCTGAACCTTCTTCTTTAAAGTATCATAATCATATGTGCCAACACCCTTTACTTGTATCTTATCTGATGCCTCTACTAACTCTTCTCTTATCATTTCTTTAAGTTTTGATTTAGTTATTTTCATTATCTTACTCCCCAAATTACTTTACCAACATTTCTCTTTTTGGTATCTTTTAAATTGTTTGTGAGATACATCATCCATCCTCTACTTTTTGGTTTTTGAAGTTCTACAAATACACGATTCTTACCGAGTACCTTATCAACATGAACTACTTTTCCAAACATACCACCATCTCTAACATAATCATTAACGCTTGGTTTTGAAAAATCAGGTATTTCATTCAATAGTTCTTCTTTAATCATTTCTTTTAATTGTGATTTGGTTAATTTCATTTTAATACCTCAGTTGTTTAACAATATAATCTATAGTTTTTCTATCCTTACTTGATGCTTTCTTATAAAGTTTTTTCCATTCTTTATTACCAGCTTCAACAGGCTCACCAAACATTGGATCATCTTTATCTAAAAAGAAACCACTATATGAATCAATCATTTTATTTATTGATTTTAAAAGAATCCAATCAGCTCCCTCATTAAGTTTTCCTTCTGATGTGTGTCCCAACCAAGACATAGCCTCAGCTTTTGAACGAAATACTGAAATTACATTTATCTTTTTACCAATTGAAACTAATAGATAAGCCCATTTCTTTGGTTTTTCATCACCACCCCATATGTCATATTCTTTTGCATCACCTCCAGAATATTCTGGAATCTTAAACAATGATACTTTACTTCCATTACTTGCTGTTTTTTTCTTTATTGGCTTTTGATATTGTGACCATTTAGCAAATCCTTTTACACCAGAATCAAAATTCTTTTCACTTGATTTATCTGTTATCCACCCTCTACCTCTAATTCTTGTTGTTTGGCCACTATTTGGTGAATAAGATAACCACAACATACCATTTAACATATATACTTTTTCTGATTTTGCTTCTGTTAAATTTTGTATCTCTTCTCTTATAATTTCTTTTAATCTGTATTTTGTGAACTTCATTTAAGTTCTCCTACCGAACATTCTTTAATAATTTTTGAATTTGTTTTAATGCTTTACTAGCTGCTTTTGCACTCTGAAATATAGCATAATCTTCACCAATATCAACTAACTTATCAATATCTTCTCTCATATCCCATATCATATTTTTAACAGATTTTGCATCTAATGAAGCTTCACTCATCATTTCTTTAAGTTTTCCTTCTTTAACTTTTGGTGAATTGGTTCTATTCCAATGTTCTGCGGATTCCATACCAATTGCTTCATATTTATCTGTCTTAACCAATTTATTGTAGAAAATAAGTGCAGCTCTGCGAGATTTAGCCACTTTCATAATTTTTTGATTTTTATCATAAGCATCTTCAGCAGTCCATACTACCCATTTACCATCTGAAGATTCTGTAAGTTTTCTCCTACTTTTTAATTCATCACTAACTTCTTTTTTTGTTCTTTTTAAAAACTGAAGCATTTTTTTGTCTTTAGTACCATTAATAGTATTTGATAATTGAGTTAAATACATAGCTAATTCATTCTTAGTAGCTGTTTTGTACGCAGATTCTTCAATAATAAAATTAATTTCTTCTCTTATCATTTCTTTTAATTCTTTCATAGATACAGTAAAATTCATTTTCTTCCGTTTTGCACTACCTTTTTTACCAAGTTTCTTTAATATCAACTGTTTGAGCTTTTCTTCTGTTTCTTTACCTGTATCAAAAGATAATTTGGTTTTACTATCATATGGGTCATCTTTAGCCTGTACATGTTTTACACCAAGTTGTCTTAACATTGGTAAAAAATTCTTCTTGATAAACTTTGTATTTCCAGATACAGATTGACTCATCTCATCAATTATGATTTCTTTTAATTTACTCTTCGTTAGTTTCATCCTTTTCCTCCTGAATAAGTTCTGCTTCAGATAAACAACCTCTTGCAACAGCTGTATGTGCATCTTCCACTAATGTAAATTCTCTTACTTCTATTGGAAACTCATCTTGATTGAATTGTTCCCCTACAACTTCCATAAAACCTTTTACTAATGCTGTTCCACCACCAAATACAACTGGAATCGCTTCTAGAAAGTTTGGAACACTTTCAGTATTGTTAAACTGATGTGCTAAATTTGTAAGTAAGTAATTTATCAATGCTCCATAATAAGAACGAATAGCATTAATAATATTATATTCTTCACTTCCCTCTTGATAAATATCATTGATAGCACTTTTTGTTAAATCTAACAACTGTGAGTTCTCTTTGATTGCAGTTACTTTAGCAACTGAACACCCACAATCCATAGCTACATTTGAATCAACCCAATCTCCACCACGAGCTACTGAAAATGATAATGATGACATACCTTGATACATCACACATATATTACACATACCAGCACCCATTGAAATTGCTATTCCTGTTAAATCATCATCTACCAAACCTTCATAAGCTAATGCTATTGATTCTTCAATCACTTTAACATCGTATCCGTAACCTTGAATGATTTGTTGTAACACATCTTCGTGATATGAAACTTCTCTTGTTTGGTCGATTGGTTTTGCTGGAACACAATATACACACACTTCATCTTTTTTAGCTTTTCCTACCAATTCACCAATGATTGCATTCAATACTGGTAATGCATCTTTCTCTTTTGGATTTAATAATCCTGATTGCATAGGTCTTTTTAATTCTGTTGTTGAAAAGATTTGAGCATAATTAAAAGCATGTTGTCCAACAATGTGAACCTTACCTGCTTTTTCAACAAATGGTATTTTTTGACGCTTTAACATTCGTTTAACTTGATTTGCATCTCCGTCAACGGTTAAGAATACATTTCTTTGTTTTTTCATACTATTTTCTGTGGCTGTTATATAATAACTTGTTCCACAATCTAAGCCTTTAGCCATATTTACCTCTTATTTTGTTAAATTTTGAATCTGTTTTACTATATCTTTTATAGTTGCGTTTGGTTTTAACTTTACTTCTTTATCCATCTTGTTATTATCTATACTCATTTTAATATTCCGATGGCAAGCTGTTTTTAATATTGTTCCACGTCATATCTTCGTCTGAACCCCCTTGATCATATCCTGTTTTTTTCACGTGAGCTAAAAATTTATCATATAAAGCATTTTCAATTTTATACACAGCTTTTACGGCTTTTCTAAAGTCGGAAGTTTTTGAAAATGAATATTCCAATTCTGGAATGGGGCTTGATTCTTTTAACAGCTCTTCTCTTATAATCTCTTTTAATTTACTTTTTGTTAGTTTCATCCTCTTAAACTCCTAAGTTTATCTTTTTGGGTTTTTACTTTACCCTTTTTGACTTCATCTGATTTTAAATCACTAATATCAGCTTTATCTATACTAATCTGTTTCTTTATGTCCACTTCAATTGGACCTAAATCTTTTTTCACCTTTTTTGTTTCAATTGAGGGATTATCAACAAATATTGTTTCTTGCGATAATCCCCCAAGTTGTCTGACGGGAAACCAGTTTAAATTCTTTTTCAACCATTTTAACAATAACCATATAACCAAGCCCGACTCCGTCGCTATAACCGTTATTGTAACGATGTTGGTGATTAACTCACCGAAATTAAACCAAAATAGTTCTTCGTTAAACATTATTTACCCTTAATCATATCTCCGAGTGAAGGAATACCACTTACAACATTACCGACATCTTTCAATCGTTTTTTTGGTTGTCTGTCTAATTCTTCTTTTGTTGATTTGACTGCCTTTGTGATAGCTTTTCTTTTCTTATGTAAATATTCATCGCTATCATCAGTATCACCATCATTATCGATGTCTTTATCTTCTCTATCTTCAAAATCATCTTCAGGTTCTACTTCATCAGTATCAACTGGGTCAAGTGCTTCGTCTATTTCATAATATCTATTCAATACATGACCGATATCTTCATACAGACCTGTTAATCGTTGATTCAACATATGTGCTTCTTTAGCAGTTTTCTGAAATTCAACAACACTACCTTTTAGTGATTTCATATTTTTATTAACTGAAACTTTATCAAACCAATCATCTTGTTCACCAAGAATATGAGAATGTGCTGCTTCAGCGATATCGGAAAGTTGTTTTGCTATCTCTACAATATTGTTATTATTATAAATTGCTTTTCCAATATGACTAAAGTTTTTAACATTTTCAGACACTTGATGTCTATCAATCTTTGCTTCAACATCTTCAAACGCTTCACTTAATATATCTTTTAATTTTATTTTACTCATTTTAGTATCTCCACTATTTTAATTTAATTTTTCTATTTATCCACTCATTACTAATGTTTTTATTACTAAACCAACTACTGCTGTAAATAAAATCCATAATGCTTTATTCACATTATCTTTCCAATGTAATGTATCACGAAGATGGTCAAATGCTTCTCCAAATTCTGGAAGTTTTAATTCTCTATCTCGTCTAAATTCTGAATTTTTATTTACTCTCACAACAACACCATCATCGGGGTCAAGTAATTGTTTTTTCAAATCACGGATATCTTCTTTCAATTCTTGTTGTCCTGTCTGCAAGTCTTTTACTGATTTTGATATTAAGGTTAATTCACCATTCGGCATCTTCTTTCGTAAATCATCAATCTGTTCTAATATTTCTTTATTTGTTGCCACAATCACTCCCATTTTTTCCGTGTTCTACGCATTGTATTATTTCTTTAATATCACTCCGCATAACACTTTGATTATAACTCATATTTTTAAAATCTTTATTAATGTTATTAACGCAACGACTATTATTAGGTAAACTTCGTCTAATTGACCTTAACTCGTACATAATCTGTTCGTTAGTAACTTTCACTATATCTCCTATTTCCACTTTCTCGTTGGTAATGATTTTTTACCTTTAAGATAACTTCTGAATCTACTTTCTATTTTATTTTTATGTAGAAAAGATTCTATAAAATCAGATTCGTGTGCATCTATTCTTCCCCACAATCCACTACCTACACTTCTAAGTACATCAAAATAATCTACTTTACCTGCTTTAACTAAAGCTAACATTTGTTTTAATATTGAATGTGCAGCTTTTTTTAAAACTTTTGAATAACCTTTAACTTCTTTATCCATTATAGTTTTTGCTTCTTTACTGGAAAATCCTGCATATCGTTTAGCTGGTTTTTCTTTTGGTTTATCATCATAATCTTTATAAGATTTTTCTATATTATGGTATGATGGATATGAAAAACTACCAAGTTCATTTAATTCTTCTCTGATAAGTTGTCGAATATGTTGTTCTGTGAGTTTCACTATAATTTACTACTTCTTCATTACTTTCCAAACTAACTTAACAAGTTTGGGTAATTTTAATGAATCTAATTTCTTTTTATTTGCATCATTAACTGCATCATATACCTTTACTATAGCACTTGCTGTAAATGTATCCAACATCATACCTTTATATTTTTCGTATTGTCCGTTTTGAACAATTCTTCTTGCTACTTCAACAGGAGTTTCTTTTCCTTCTGTAAGTTTTCCTTCTCTTACTTTTTTATTGTTTTGAAGGTTTTTGAATAATATATTTTGTTTATCATCAATTGTTTTATACTTCTTTGGATTTTCATTAAAATCATCAAGAGCATAATTTAACATCTTCATCCATTTAGTATCACTATGTTTTTTACGAA